TCTAAAGAAGCCTCTACCTCCGTTACCACCGTGAGGCCCTGTGCCGTGATTTCCGTGGCCTCCACCATTCACTGAGTGAGCCTGAGCCTGTTTAGGTGTTAGCATTATCATAGTACCTAGGGCTACAAATGTGGCATACTTTCCCATCTTCTTAAGGGCTTCTTGTCTTGTAATATCTTCGTCTTTCATATCTTTGCTTTGTGATTATCGTAATAAAATTTGTATATCTCGCATACCTTTTCGTGCATTAAATGTTGCTTGTATGTCTCCTTACCTAAGTGTTTAGCGTTGCCTATCTCAATGACTAGCTTAACATAGCTGAGGTTAACCGTCTTCTTACCTACCTTGTGGGTATAGTTCTCTTTTGTTGGCACAGGGTACACTCTTAAGTGATTACCTTTAAGCGCCCAACTCATATAGTCTAGACACTCCATTATTTACGCTTTTGATTGATTCTAGTGGCCTCTATGCGACCATTACGATAATGCTTCACTAATAGCTGTGTATCTAGTTCTACGACCTTATACGGTCTTATAGATAGCTTTACGAGTATTCTATTGTATATGCTCATTGTATAATAGTGTTGTAGTTAGTGCCTCATTCATTTCAGTTAGTCTTTTGACCTCAGCTCTTAATGCTAAGATTGCTTGCTCTTGATAGTCTAGTAGTAATTCTGTTTGATTGTCCATAGTTTAGTTATTTAGTCTGTTAATATATCCGTCTATAAAGGCCTTTGCGTCTGCATCTACATTGTAAACAGATACTTTGGTGTCTGCTATTGTAGTACCCCCTAGAGTAGCTCTTGAGTAGCTTAGTGCGAAGTCCTGAGCTTGTTCGTTTGTGTTAAAGTTGATAGTTGCTTTCATAATTTTTATAATTAGTTGTTTTATTTTTTTGTAAAGATACGAACTCTTTTTAGTTTAAAAAAGCTTTTTTAGTTTTTTTTTAATTTATTTGAATATTTATCTCTAATTCTGCACCTTGTTTCATTTTTGAAAATCTCTTGCAATATGAAATCTTAGACATAAAGAATTTAATAGCTTTGTTGTGTTCGTCAGAGTTAAAAGAATTCCACTTATCTACGTTGTATGTGTGTTCTATATATATAGTGTCTCCTGCCATAGAGTCAATATTTCTAGTTAATACCCACTCATTGCCTATTGTTACCTTAACATTTCTATTGTCTCTCAATATGCTTTTTAATTCTTTAGTTGTCATAGCGTTTGTTTTATTTTTTGTAAAGATACGCATAACTTAAAGTATCTACCAAACTTTTTAGCAACTTTTTTTAAAAAAAATATAAATTAATTTGTAACAGGCTGAGGTGTAGCTAATTAGTTAAGAAAATATTTTCCACTATTTGGGTTGCTTAAGTGGTAAGATACAAAATACCTAATACTATCTATTAAGTGATTGTAGTTATCTATAGGTACGTCCTTACCATCTTTAAAGGTGTAGTTATTTAACTCTGTAATTAAGTTCCTAGAGCCTTTGTGAATATACAACTTATAGTCTTGTAGTAAAGCGATACCTAGATTAATACTACCCTGTCCTTTGATAGAAGGCTTTATATTAAGGTTATAACTATGCTTAAGCTCGTGTAATAGTCTTGGCTCGGCTGAGTCTCCTATTATTAGAGTATCACTCTTAGCGTGTCTACCTAACTCGTAGGCTATATCTGAAGTAGTTAAGCCTGTCTTATATAACACCTCTTTCAAGTATATCTCTTTGCTCTTCTTATTAATAGAAACCAAACAGGCGGCTGTAGGGTCATTACTGAATCCAAAGTCTAAGGATATACCGTAGTAGTCTCCGTTAGAGTCAAAGTCTTTTACCTGCCAATTACTAAAGATAACACCCTCTGCGACAGAACGCCAACCTCCGAGAATCTGAGCCTTATACTCCTCAGGTCGCTCTGTTTTCATTCTCTCTACGTTAGCTAAGAAGGTAGCGTCTAAGTGCTTCTCATTGTCTTTATATGAGGTATGTATATAGGTAGTATCTTCTATAGTAGTATTCTCCCCTCCTTGTAGGTCTCTACTCTCAAAGAATCTCTTGTATATCCAATGTGCTTTAGTAGCAGGATTCATTACCATTATTACTCTGTTCTGTGCATCCTTAGAACGTACTGAAAGGTCAATCTTATCGAATAGTAAAGGGTCAGGCATCTCTTCTGCCTCATCTAGTATCCAAGTGCTTATGCCATTAAGCGACTTGAGTGCTGCCGTCTGATTCCCACTCCCTGTCTTTAGCCCTCTAAAGTATATCTTATTACCTGATATCTTATTGGTTATATCTGTCTTGTTAACTAAGAAGTCGTTACTTAAGCCTAGTATATCAATCTTCTCTGTCATCTCAGGAATAATAGAAGTACTCGCTGAGGTCATTGTGTATCTAGTGAATAGTATATTGTGGTTATTCTCATAACTTAACAGCAATAGAAAAGAGGCCACACTAAAGGACTTAGAGCTACCTCTACCACCTGTTATGATATAGTACCTTGAGTAGTCGTTAAACAAAGGTCTATACTTAGGGCTTAATTTTATTAAAGGGTTTTCAATCATATCTATTCGTCATCAAAACCTATGAGGCCTCTTAGTCTAATGTTGTGGTCTACTGTAGCCGTTGTGTTGAGGTCTATTTCTTGCTTAGGGAGTCCCGCTCTGTACTTTAAGAATAACTCTATAGCTCTTTGGTCTCCTGATTCAATGCGTTCTAATAGCTTCTGTATTACTACATTGACGTCTATATTTTCGTCTAGTATTTGTCTTATATTTATTACTTCTCCGTTAGAAGGTCTGCCGCTATTTGGTCTTACGCCTCCCCAATTATCTGAGCCTTGAGCTCCGTCTTGTTTGCTTTTACCTGCCATCTTGGTTTATGTTGGTTTTTAGGTCTTTATTTAAAAACAGCCTAATTAACAGGGCGTTATCAACTTAGCCATAAACTCAGGTAGTACATAACTATACTTTGTTATCTTAGCGTTTCTACTGAAGTCTGTCGTCATAGGGCACGTAAAAGCTCTTACAGTCATATTAACGATAGTTTCTATATTCTTAGATATGTTATATACCCATACGCCTTTGTCGTCTGTTACAACGTATAAAAAGTCTTTGCCTTTAATCTGTGCCTTCTGATAGTTAACAAATAGCTTAGAGGCTTCTAGGAGCTTCTCAGAATAGTATACCCTCCTGTTTTTTATCTCTACGATATAGTTGTTATCTTCTGCGTCATAACTACTGAAACCCCCTGAGCATAATCTCAAGGTAGTCTCAGCTCTGTTATTCAATACATCTATTGTGCTCTGTTCTGTCATATTCCAAATATCTTTAATTTAGTTTCTAAGTCCTTAACTTTAGCTTCTGCTACCTCTAAGGCTTCTTCTGCTTTACGTGCTCTCAGGACAGCTCTATTGCGTCCCTCTCGTGCTTCTGAGATTAATCTATTAAACCCATAGTCTCTAAGCTCTAGGTTATTGATATAAACAAACGTTCTAAGGAATGAGTTATATATACCTAGTAGCTCTTTGTTATCAGGCTTAGACTCTAGCCACTTACCTAGTATCTCTGTTATCTCTGTAGTGTCTGCACACTTCTGTAAAAATTCTATTGTTGGCGGTTGCATCATATCTTTATTGGTTATCTTCGTAATAGTGTCCTATTCTACAGTTAAAGTTATCTCTGTTTAGCCATACTGATATAGCCTGTCTCATTCCTTCGGCAACTGAGAACTCATTAGCTTCGGCTGCTTCGTATTCCATCTCTATAGCTATCTCCAACTCTACTCCTAAGGATAGGGCGTAAAGGGTAGCCTCATAATTCATATCTATTTGCTCTTTGTTTAAAATCATAACGTTCCTTCTTTGTGGTATTGTGATAGGTCTATTAGTTCGTCAACAAAAAATGCTTTGTATATTGCTATAGCTGCCTCTAGTTTTATCTTACCTGTCTCTAGTGTTTGCTGTGAGGCTTTAAACACTCCTATATCTGTAGTAGTTTTATCTATTACTAACCAATAGAAGTCAGGTACATTGTATAGCTGAGTATATAGGTAAGCCTGTAGGTCATAGTCATATTTGGATATAGTAAATTTAAACTGATTTACTACGTCTCCGTTCTTTAGCTCTACGTCCTTTAAGCCGTCATTAGTTGTCTTAACATCTGCTACGTATTCTCCCTCTTTGAATATATCCGCCTTACCTCTTACTGCTAGGCCATCTACCTCCACTAGAGCAGGCTCCTCAGTCTTAGCTCCTTTCATAAAAGATACACAAGCGTCATTCTGTAAGAAGGCCGCAGCTATTCTAGAGGCCATATACTTTTCTTTAAGTGTATAGGTACTCTCAGTTCCGTTTTGCTCTTTAGCTAGTTTCCACTTAGTAGTGTTTTTACTAGATGTATCTACAAAGGTAAATTGTCCGTACTTCTCAGGCTCTAGTATCTCAGTATGTACGAGGCGGCCATCTCTTAGAGCTTGTGTCTCTGTCATCCCTTTACGCTTCATAAAACTAAACCACTTCGGGCTTTTTAGTAACCATTTCATAGTGCTATAAGATAAAACCCTATCCAAATTAAGATATTTGTAATAGTATTCGTCATTATACATATTAGCTAAAGCCTCTTCTAGCTCTAGTTGTTCGTGGTTCAATAGTGTTACTTTCATATTTATTTGATTTTATACATTGTTTTATTAATTCCGTTATATCCTGCCTTGTGCATATAGGCCTCAGCATCTAGAGCCTCTCTCTTAGTCTTAAATGTTGCCACTGACTCCCAACCAACAACTATCTTATTTCTGTTTCGATGGTCTCTTACCCTCCCTTTAGGTCTACAGCTTACTCCTATGTAATGCTCTTCAGGTAAATAATATAATGTGTAGTAGCTATCCTTTTTAGACTCGTAGTACACTTTTTTTACAGCTCTTAAACATACTTTGCAGTCAGGTCTTAACCCGTCTTTCTTAGTAATGTCTTTATTGAATGAACTAAGGTCTTTGTCTGTCTTACATTTGCTACACACTTTCATATCTATTGTAATTGGTTGTTAAATAAGTCTAACTCTTCTAGTGACGTGTTGAGGTCAGCTTCTATATCTAGGAATCTGTCGCAGTTTAAATAATCGTCTTGTGTGTCTATTGCGTTGTAAATGTTTGTGTAGTTCATCTTAGTTTTTGTTTAGGTATAATGATAAATTTTGTTCTGCCTGTTCTAATACGTTACAAGCATCTAGGCTTAGCTTGTCGTTCTCTTCTGTTTGGTCTTCATAGTAATTAGCTGAAAGTATTCTAGCCTCTACCTGAGCGATGTTTCTTAATAGTTGTAATGTGATTAATTTGTTCATAGTTATAGTATTTAGTGATTAATGTTTTTGTAAAGGTAATTATGATTATTGGTTAAAAAAAGCTTTTTGCTAATTATTTTTAAATTAATTTCTTATTGACTGATTACTAGATACTTGCATAGCTAAATATTTTACCATCTGTGGATAGTCCACCCTCTTCGTGCATTGCTAACCTCTTAAATTCTCTCTTGGCCTTTAAGTCTGTTTCTCTTTGTGCTTTGTCTCTCTTTAGTATAGCCTTCTCTATATTTACAAATGACTTTAATTGGTTATCTATAAAGTATTGTATTCTACTTTCAGGTAAGCCTGTCAGTAACTCATTAATGGTGTCATCTGAGGTCAATCTAGATAGTTTAGCTCTTAGTTCTGCGTTCTGCTTTATTAGATTAGCGTTACGCATCTCATAAGCCTCTAGGAGCGTCTCTGTGGCATTTTCACACTCTTTTATATCTAAGTTACCTATAACGTCTCTTACTGCGTTGTATTTAGCTCTAAAGGCTGAATCATATTGCACGTCCTGTTCGAACTTTTTAAGTGAGTGCATTACTGTAGCGTGGTCTCTCTCTAAAAACTTACCTATTGCTTGTAGCGTTTGTTTATTCTCTCTAGCAAATTTATAGAATATCATTCTAGCTTGTACATACTCTACCTGTCTAGTTCTTAGTACTACGTCACAGCTAGTGACTGCCTCTACAGCTTCTCTAATTACCTGTAGCATCTTTGTATCTGTCTTTTGTTTTGGTTTCATATTATTGTAAGTCTTCTTTAGTTGGTGTCTCGAAGTGTATCTCAGCGTCCGCAGGATAGTCTTGTAAGATTGCCTCACAGGCTTTGTCTTGTGATAGGTCTGTTACCATTGTGTTAATTAAATATCTGTTGTTATTTACTACTAGTATCGTGTACATATTGTTTGTTTTTGATTATGGTACAAATATACAGGTCTTTTCTAGTTAAAAAAAGCTTTTTTACAATTATTTTTAAAAAAAAAGCCCTACATCTCTGTAAGGCCTAATTTCACTAGGGTTAATTTAAAAAAAAACTTTTAATAATCATAATCGCAATCATATTCTACACACATCCACTCTGTAGAGCCGTCACTATAGGTGTAAGTATAGCAATCTTCACAGGGGGCAGGCTCACAAGATGTAAAAAATACAGCTCCTAGAGCTAACGTGCATATTACTACTAATCTTAGTATTACTGAAAATACCTTCTCTTCTTTTTTCAATTCGTTCATAATTTTTATTTTTAATGGTTATTAGTTAAATGTCTCTCTAGAGCTGCTAAAGCCCTCCAAGCAACTTTTGCTAGGTGTAATTGTCCGTCATTGTCTAACGGGTTAATACTATGGTCTATAAGGTGTCTAGTCAAAGCGTCTAGCTCATCTTTAGATTTGTTCATATCCCAATGTAAAGGGGTGTTAGGGTGGTGTTGGTCATTACCTGCCTGTGAACACTTAGATACTTCTTTAAGTGCGTTAGGAAAATATTTTAGAACTCCTGAAAATACAGGGGTTGCCTTACGTTCTTTTGCTGTGTCTTGATTACCGAATGGTGGATTGTCTACCATCTCAGCAACGTCATTTGATACGCTTTGGTAAAACCTCGAGCAGCTCCCGAGGTTATCACCTTTAC